TGTGGCGTTGGGCGAGGGCCGACATGGGTTGGGCGCTGTAGTAGGTGGGCTTTTTCTGGGCGGTAATTAGCGCCGGCAACTTGACCACCTCGCCAGGGTTTCCGGTGGGAAACGAGCCCACGGATACGCGCCCCGCGAATACCGCAATCGTTCCGCTTTTCCACACCACCTTGAATGCGCGGGTGGCATCCGTCGCGTCCGCCGCCTGCATGGCCACCAGGCCGGCTTCCGATAGGTCGAATAGATTGTTGAAAGCGATTTTAGAGGCGGACTTTAGCCCAGGAATCGTCACTTGTTCTTCGTCGTGAATGGTCGTGATATCGATGTCGGCCGCCTCTCCGCCGGATGCGCTCAAGTCGGCCATCGTGCTGATCGTCGTGCCATACGTGATGGCCTTGGCAGTGCCGGAGCTGAATGTGTCGAAACTGCTGGTGTCGATACCCTCCAGTTCGAAGGTATCGGCGCTCACATTGGCAATTCGCGCAACCTTGCCGTTCAACTGATACATCCCTTGCGTCTCAAGATATACATATGTGCCATTCGCCATGCCGTGCGCGACAGACGTTGCCACTCCGGGGTTTGCCTTGGTAATTCCGGTGATGGTGTCAGCGGCAGCAAGGGCGGATTGCATCGAAACTGATACTCCAAGCCATTTTTCAACAGCCATGATGGATTCCTTTCATTTAAGGGTGTCCGGCGCGTTGGCGGCCGCGGCGAACGGGAGGGAAAAGGTCAAACGCTTGACGCCGGCGGGCTTGTCGCCGGGCAGGTCTTCGAAGGCCATGCCGGCGTAGGTCAGGGGCAGGTTGCGGCCGGCGACGGTGATGCCGGAGGCCAGGGCGATCTCGACCTCCTTGGACATCAGGTCCAGGGTGTCGTCCAGGCCGCTGGCGGCGCTGGCGCAGCATTCCACGGACAGGGCCAGGCGGCGGTCATAGACGGCGGGGCCGTGGACGGTGAGGATTTCGGCTTCCTCGCCGTCCAGGAAGATGCGCAGGCCGGGCAGGTTGGCGCTGTCCATGGGATAGAGCCGGTTGGCGTAGACCCGGGCGGCGCTGGTGGTCAGGCCGGTCAGGGCGGTCACCAGGGCGCTGCGTATCTGTTTGTGGAGGTGGTCAGCCATCAGGCTCTTTCCAACACCAGGGCGATCAGGCCGGTGTTGTCGGGTTCCACGTTGCGCACGGTGTAGGCCACACCGCCCACCGTAACGGATGCGTCCTGGGCGATGGCCGGCAGGGCGCTGGCCAGGGCGGTGAAGCGGGTTTGACGGCTGACCAACCCCAAGGGGTCGGCGTAGTCGCTGATCAGCAAGCCGGGGGCGGTGTAGGCGCCCCAGGTCAGGGTGGTATCGCCGAGTTGCGATACGACCGCGTCGTTCAGGCTGGCCAGGGCGTCGGCATACCCCATGTCATGGGGCCGCGTCCGCCGGCGCCTCGTCCAGGGCGCGCAGGCTGTTGGCCAGGGCCTTGGGGATGGCCTTGACTTCGATGATCTCGCCGGCCTTGAAGTGCACCGGGGCCAGCAGCTCGTGGCCGCCGGTGACCTTGCGCAGGGCGTTGACGCGCCGCGAGGCCTGGGCGGCCGTGAGCTTGAGGACAGCCGGCGGCACGAACGTCACCGGATGGATCACGCGGATCTTCATGGCGATCAGACCAGGGTGTTGAGCACGGCGCCTTGCCAGCGGCCGTACCCCACGTTGCGCCAGGAATCGATGCCGACCTGGATGGCGTCGTTGTCGAAGGCGAACTCGGAATTCTCGTCCTTGACCTTGACGGCCGGGGCGGTTTCTTCCTGGCGGATCAACGGCTTGATGCTGCCGTCGGTGCGGAAGGTGACGAATTCATCCGTCCAGCCGCCGGCGGTCAGGCGCGGGTTGACGGCGAGGGCGACTTCGAAGCCGTCGAACGAGAACATGCCGGGGCCGATATCGTTGGTCTTCGACAGGGCGGAGGTGGCGGCGGGCATGAGGCCAACCGGCACCATCACCAGGAAGCTCTTGGCGTCCTCGTTGATGGGCTCGCCCTGGTCGTCCTTGAAGGTGAAGAACTGGCTGATGGACTTGATGATGGCGTGCAGCATTTCTTCCTTCGACGGGGCGGTAACCACGCCATGGGTCTGCGCCGGCACTTCGGAGATGTCGGTGGTGATGTCGTTGTCCAGGGTGCCGGAGCCGCCCTCGCTGTGGTCGGTATCAAAGAAATACTGGCCGTCATAGCACACCGTGGAGGGGCCGTTGACGATCAGGGTGGAGAGCAGGCTGGCGAAGTTGCTCTGTCCGCGCTGGGCGAACTCGGCCAGACGGGCCTGCAACTGGCCGGTCTTGTCGCGGCGCAGGTCCTTGAGCGCGATCTCGATGGTGGCTTCATAGTGCTTGTTGGCGATGCTGACGGTGTTGGTCGACAGGCCCTTGGCTTGGCGGCCGCCGATCCATTCGCGCATGGCGGGGGGCATGCCCAGCCAGGGATATTGCTCGGAGGCCTGGTCGGAGCCGAAGTAGTTGGAGACGTTGCCGACCCAGCCGGCGCCGGCGGCGGCGGCCAGGGCTTCGTAATACATGCCGATGACAGCACGCGAGGAGAGAGCGGATTGATCCATGATGGTTGTCCTTTCGTGGTATCGGTGTGGTTAGGCTTGGCGGGCCCAGGTGCCGCGCATCTCGGTCACCACGTAGCCGTCGGCGTCGCCCAGGTCGAGGGTGACGAAGTCGCCGCGCCGCTGGGTGGCCTTGGTGCAGATCAGGTCCTTGTTGTCGGCGCCGGTGATGTCGGGGCCCAGGATCATGTCGGCGGCGGCAGGGTCGATGGTCACGGCGGTGGTGCCGAAGGCGCCCACGGCCAGGATCGTGATGCCGTTGAGCCCGTCGGCGATGGCCGGCAGGGTGAGGGCGTCGCCGTCGCCGGCATCGGTCACGCAGAACAGCTTGCCGGTGTCCTGGGCATCGAAGGTCTTGGTGCCGGTCAGGCTTTCGCGCACGGTCTTGTGGGCCCAGGGGTCGGGCATCACCCCGGCGTTGAATTCGACCACGGCGACGCCTGCGGACACGTAGCGCTTCATCATGCCGACGAACTGGCCGTCGGCGGGGTTGAAGCTGAAGGTGTCATCGTCGGCGGCATAGACGGGCTGGCCGACATCGGTGATGACGGCGCCTGACACCGGCAATTCGATCTCGCCAGCCTTGACCACTTCCACCATGATGGCGGCGGCGGCGCCGGTGGAGTTGTCGGCCTTGGCGACGGCGAAGCCGACGAAGCGGTCGGCGGTGGTGAGCGGGCGGGCGTGGCCGGAGGCGTCAACCAGGCCGACGGCGGAGCCTTCATAGATGATGTCGGACGCGATCACGGGGAAGTGATTGCGGGCGCCCAGCTCGTAGGCGCGGGGCTTGTTGGCGGCAAGGGTGGTCATGGTGTCGTCTCCTTACTTGGAAAGCAGCTTGACCGTGCCGGCGGCTTCCGCCTTGGCATAGGCCAGGTAGGTGTTGAACGCGCCGAACTCCGCGCGCAGGTCGGGATCACGGTCCCAGCGCGCCTGGGCGCGGGTTTCGATGGGCGCTTCGGGGTCGATGCCGGCGCCCTTGTCGTCCGGGGCGGCGACATCGGCGACGGGCTGCGGCGCGGCGGCGCGCAGATCGCCGGCGCGGCGCTCGTTGGCGGCTTTTTCGGCGGACAGGATCTTGACGGCGGCCTCGGGGGCGCTGGTCTGTCCGTCGGCGACGAATTCCGCCACCATGGCTTCGTGGCCGCGCATGCCCAGGGCCTGGATGGCCAGGATGCGCGAGCGCTCGGCGGCGGCGCCCTCGGCCACGCAGGCCGCGAGCAGGTCGGGGTGGTTCGCGGCCAGGTAGGCGCGGTCGATGGCCGGTTTTTCAGCGGCCGGCGTGCCGTGTTCGGTTGCCATGTAGGGAGCTCCTTTCTTGGCGGGTGATCCGGCCGCAAGGCCGGCGATGACTTCTTCCAGGGTCGAGACCCGGTCCGCCATGCCTCGGCGTACCGCTTCCGACCCGATGAAACTGGCGCCCTGGCCGAACTCCGCCAGCACCGTCGAGGCGTCCACGCCGCGATAGCGGGCCACGTCTTCCAGGAAGACCTGGGCCAGGGAGTCGATGAGGGTCTGGATCTGCGCGCGGCCGGCTTCGGTGCTCACGTCCGGGCGCTTGTTGGGGGACTGGCTGGAGACGATTTCCAGCGTGCCCTTGCGTTTTTCGGTGTCGAGCGCCACGACGGCTCCGATGCTGCCGATCATGGCGGTGGAGCTGGTAACCACCTCGGTGGCCGCGCTGGCAAGCCAGTAGGCGGCGGATTGGGCGGCGCCGTCCACGTAGGCGATGACGGGCTTGCGGGCGGCGCCGGCGCGGATCATGGCGGACAACTCGGCGATGCCGTTGGCCTGGCCGCCGGGGGAATCCACCACCAGCACCACGGCCTTGACGGCCTCGTCGTCCAGGGCGGTGGTGAAATCACGCGCCAGCACGTCGAGGGAGGTGGCGCCGGAAATCTGGGTGAACAGGTTGGCGTAGCGGAACACCGGGCCGGTGACCGGCACCAGGGCGACGCCGTCGCGCATGGATACCGCGCGGGCATTCTGCAGCGGCCGGCCGAGCCTGGCTTCAACAGCCGCCGGCGAGTCGTTCTCGCGCCGGGCGATGGCGGCGATGGTCTTGAGCGTCTCCGGCACGATGGCCCAGGGTTGGGCGGCAACCAGGTCGAAAACGGAGTGGGCTGAAGCAGTCATACCGCGCAGACTAGGCGCGGGCTGTCTCACTGTCTGGCGCGGGGTGAGACGTGATTAAAGCAGGCCGCAGGCCAGGGCCTCATCGTCGAGCGCGGCGACCCGGGCGGTATCCAGGCGCGATGCGGCCAGGGCATGAGACGCCGCTACCGAACCCAAGGCGACCGCGTTGGCGAGCTGCGCGATGCGCGCGCCTGCATGCGCGTTTTCCGCATCGCGGCCACGAGCGGATAGGAGCAGGACGTGGGTAGCCGCGGCCTTGGCGCGCTCGGACTCGATGGATACGCCGGCCGCGCGCAGGGTGACGATATGGGCGCGCGGACGCGGCGCCGAGAAAGCCGAGGACTCGATGCCAGGCGCGTGGATGGCTTCCTGCGCCGCCGGCCCGAACAGCACCCCGGCGAACAGCGCCCCCGCGAACAGCGCGCCACGGCGCATCAGGGCCATGTCCACCTCATGACCCATCTATCCTTGCCTGGGCTCCATACGGGCCGGCGAATCATGCGGAACAGCTTGCGTTGCCGGTGCGTCATGCCCCGTCCACCACCGTGGTGCCGTTTCCGGCCGCATCGCTTGGCGTGAAGGTCACGCGCGGCGTTACGCCATCCTGGGCCAGGTATGCCTCGGTTGCCGTGCCCAGGCCCTGGCGTTTGCCGGCGAGGGCGGCCAGTTTGATGCGCTGAATCTGCGCCGCTGTGAGCGTGCCCTCCAGCACTTCCGCCCACACGGCGGCTGCAATTGCCGCCAGATCAGCCTGCGACAACCCACTCGGGCTGGATGACAGCAGAAGCGGTACGCCGCCGCAGGGGATGGCGGAGGGGGTGGGTGTGGTTAGGAGGAGCATGGCGCGTCAAGACCCGACGTAATAGGGGCCAATCGCGGGCGTTGCCGCATACACCCCGTCCAGATCAACCTCGGTGTATCCGGCAACAGAAACGCCAGCGGTAAGCACAGCACTGCCGGCAGCGGCGCGGCCTTCTGTGAACGTTGTTGCTGCTCCCAATGCGCCTGCATCCGGGCCGGCGATGATCGCGGCGAGGGTGGAGTATTCCGTAGCCGTTGCACCTGAGTACAGATTGATGTTTGCACTACCGTTGCTGCGTCTATACCAGTTGTCGCTCAGGGTATGCGTCACGTTCGCGGCGGATGCAATATTTCGTCCAACTGCCGTACCAAGGCCGTTGAAGATATTGTTTTTGGCGGTAAATGATGTATGCGTGGCACCGGCGACGGTATCGTAAATCTTTAGATTCGCACCACCACTTGTCTGCACCGACTCGACATAGTTGTTGTACAGGTACACGCCGTCACCGCATATATCTATACCCATACCGGAACCGACTTGAGTGATGACATTGTGGTGAGCCACGTTATTGACTGATTTGCTCGCGTCGCGCGTGGATGATGTGTCGTCGTAGCCGGAGATCCACAGTCCCTTATGACCGTAACTCTCACTCAGGAATAACTTGTTCTGCCTGCCAACTGCGACGTTGTATCGGATGATGCTGTTGGAGTTGTTGCGATATAACTCAGCGCACCCCGGACCGGTCGAATACAGCGAGGTATTGCGCTCAAAAATCAGACCGTCGGTATCCCCAAACTCGCCAGCGTTGTTTGCCACGTCGTAGATTCTATTACCGAGCCACATCGGATTGCTGATTCGCAGAGCTGAACTGATGCCGTAGATGGAGCCTGCTGACATTGAGGTATCAACCCCGGCTGATGGCCTGTCCACACCACAATTTCCCATTTTGCAGCCGATTGCGCGAACATCGGCCAGGCTCGTGATATTGGCTAACGCTGTACTTTTAGATGCAATCGTCATACCAATGTTGGCGCATGACCTGGCGTGCATGCCCGTTACCGTGATGTAGCCTGATGCGGCAATATTTGCATAATAAATTGCAAGTCCGTTTCTAGCATTAGTTCTGTGCGCCACATCGTTGTATTCGATCTTCGTCCAATCCGGTGTGCCGTTGAACGGGTAGATGTAAATCACGCCGGAAAGAAATGATCTGGTGCCAGGACCGGCGGCAACAACCGCCGCAATCGTTGCGGCCTCGTCACCACCAGCAGCAACTTTCGTGAAACGCTGTGAACCTTCCGCCATCTGTACATCAAAAACATCGTATTCCGTCGCGGAGTTGACTTTGTAGACGCGAGCATCCGAACTTGTCGCCCATCCAGTTGCAGCATTTTCTGTTAGCGCATACACCGATGCACCCGTAATGATCGGCAGCGCTTCCGCGTCGCCGTAAGGGACGATGCTTACCGGATCGCTGGCCTCTCCGGCAAGTGATAGCGTAATTCCACCGTGCAGGATAGAGCCTCGCTTGAAGCCAATAACCTGCCCGCCAACATGCACCGTGTTGTTTTTGTTCAGTTGATTGATTGCGGCCTCAAGCTGTGCGGCTGTGGAGTACGGCTTGAGAAACGTGCCGCGCCCATACGGGTCGGTAGCTTGCGGGTCGAAGTAGATCGTCGGACGTTGAACCAACCCGAGTTTGTAGATATCAATGGCGCTGATGGTGTCGGTGAGCCAATCCATCCCGGCAGGATTGGGCGGGAGCGGGTAGGCATTGATGGGCAGACCCACCGGCCCCACCAACCCCGTGACATTGCCGGAGGCGTCGGTCTGCCACCGAGCGACCTTGGTCGCAATCGCGTTCTTCAAAAATTCGCCGATGCCGCTCATATCGCCCCCCTTATGCGTAGGACAGGGACGCGCGGTTGTCCCAGATGTTGTTGAACGACAGATCGCCGTCCGCGTATTCCATGGTCGTGACGGTGCCGCTCACGCTCATGCGCTGGATGCGCCAGCTTGCGGCGCTGGTCGCGGTGCCGGGAGCGGCCTGGCCGATGTAGGTCACGGTGGCGCTGGCCTGGTCGATCTTCTCCACCACCAGATCAGGCTGGGCGGAAGTGTTGAGCGTGGCGGCGACGGACACAGGCACCGTGCCGTCCACGGCGACAGCGACGGGTGTCGAGTCGTCAATCAGCACGGTTCCGGCCACGTCAACCGGCGTTGCACGTAGCTCCGTATCGGTCAAGCCACCGCCGGATGCAATCTCCACCGGCAACGGGTTGGCGGCGCTCACGTCGCCATCGTTCACTCCATCCGCGCCGATGGCGAGC